TTACTATAGATTACTTGCACAGCAGCCTGACCCATCATCTTGTAATCGTAGCAGACCTTCTTCATACAGTCTTTCCTGAATAGTTGTTTCATCTCAGCATACTCAGTGGGATTCTCTTTGCTATCTGTAGCATCCAATCCCTTTCCGTATATCATCTCAGATATGCCATTGATGGCAGCGTTGTTTGTAGGAGAACCGTTGTATCTATCTATAAGATAGTCAAAGTAATCATTCTCATCTCCATATTCCACCCAATCATTCTTTCCAACTTCACTAACTTCTGGTCTGGTGTAGGAAGATAATCCAATAACATGGATGGACTGCTCTACCTTTTTTACTATCGAATTGACATTGGCTCTATTTCTTGCCATCTTAATTGATTTGTTCTTACTCATTATATTATCACGAAGTCATTATCATAACTACTTTCTTCTACATACTCTCCACTATTGGCAAAGTATTTATCTAAATTACTTTGGTCAGTACAGAATATTAAACCTCTATATATCTCCGTAGAGCCATCTTTTACCCTAAAGGTATATTGATTGCCCTCCTTGAGAGAGAAAGTGCCTGTAAGCACCATGTAATCGCCTTGTGAGGTCTTTGAGACGCTCACCGCAGATGTAGTTCTTGTAGATTTATCTGTTAAGGATAAAGCTGGTGTACTGGCATCTACTCTAGGAACAATCGTAAGTGATTGATTTGATGTCGAAGTTGTTAGAATCTCCATACTAAAGTAACATAAAAGTACGATTTTGTTTTGTACAATAAAAAAGAGGGCATAAAGCCCTCTCTTATTGACACCATCTGTAAGTGTTCTTACGGTGTTCTTTGCGTTCCTGGAGTGTCTGTAGCACTTGACATTCCTGCGAATGGGTCAGCAGCAGTAGCACCATCTACAAAGTTAGGCATAGTAACCTCGTTTGCAGTTAGGGTCAAAGTATATCCCTGTAGGTCTCCCATTGCAGTACCAGTTACCATAGTACCTCCAGTTACCTCAGCTCCATGCTCTCTACCAACAAGAATAACACTTCCATCAAAAGTTTCAACAAACACATGGGGTCTGCCAAAAGCCATTAATTTAAGTTCCTTATTATCCTCCTTGGTTAGTTTGTGGAGTGTTAAATTCACTACTTGCTCAAAGAATGTAGTACCATTCTCCAAGGAAGTCGTGATGTTCGTTTCTAAGGAAGAATTCCCCTTTACATCGTATGTATAGTAAGTAAAAGTACCTGCCATGTCGGTAACTTCATCATTAGAACCAAGAGTTACAGCTCCTAAGTCTCCGAAGTCTACGAAATGAATCTGTCTTATACCTCCTACAGCATCTTTACAAGGTTTAGCTCTTCCACCAGTTAAATCACAAGCCATTTCTTATATTTTTTTTAATGAAAAAAGGGTAGGTAGGCACTCGGCTCACCCACCCCTGTTTCTTGGTTAATTATCTATTAGATAGAGTAAAGTACGATATCGCCACCGATAGCGTGTTGGATACCTGCGGTAAATCTCATTACGACTCTTACGTTTTGAGAACCATCAATATCAGCCATGTCGATAACTTTAACCTCATTGATGTCAGATAGAAGTCCAGTTCCGAAGAACAAGTTAGACTTTTCAGCAGCAACCATTTTGTTACTTGCCAATCCTTGTGCCAACTCTACGTTGATACCATCAAATGTCAAAGCACCTCCATTGAACCATTGAGTACCTTTAGCATCTGTACCCGCAGCACCGATGTTAGAAGCAAATCCGCCTAAAGCTCTTACATAAGCTCTATATATATTAGAAGCGACATAGATAGTCAAATCTTCTTTTCCATATACAGCAGAAGGAATTAAATCTGCGGTAGCTCCAAGTTCTTGGATTACGTTAGAAGCAGTAATAGATGTTTCAGATGTAGTAACATCGTTTACGTCTCCATCAGCACCAAGAGTAGTAAGGAATCCATCAAATTCACCTGCGGTTGCGTTAGTACCGTTCCAGATGTTTTGCTCGATTTTCTGAGCTACTTTATCAGCTACATGACCCAACAAAAAGTCGGAGAAGTTAGCAGGTAGGTTAGAATGAGCTGAATATCCCATTGAGATAGCTTCCCAGTCAGATACAAAGTCTTTCTTACACAGTTGTAGGTTTACTTGAAATTCCTCTGGTTGTAGGATTCTTTCAGTAAGTGTCAAAGTAGAAGTAGCATCAAAGTCGCAAGTTGCATCTTTTACGATTGCATCAGTGCCTACTTTTTTCATTACCTCTTTGAACTTTACATTAGGTTTTACAGTGATTAGCTCATTAGCTAATGTGTTACCACTTAGAAGGGCAGCAGAAATATATTTACCTGCAAACTCCCCTGCATAAGTAGTAGTAATTGAAGTTGTAGTTGCCATTTTATATTTAATTATTAATTGTTAATTCTTTGAAATACTCTGTCGAGTGTACTCGCCCTACCTTTAGGAGCAGTAAACTCTAATTTCTTAGCATCACTCTCTGGAGTGTGTTTGATTGGTTCAGCAGCAGGTTCAGCAGATAACTCCTCTACTTGCTTAGATAATTCCTCTTTCTGACTCTTATACTCCTGCATCTTACCCTTTACAGCTTCTTTAAGGGCATCCAATTCAGCTTTCATGGCAGAGATAGTTTCTTTAAAATCTTCCTCTTTAACATATCCCTCCATTAAATCTGTGGTTTCTTCTTCTACTGCAACTTCTTCCTCTAAGGGTTCTTCGTTGAGTTCTTCTTTTACTTCTTCAACAGCAGCTTCCTCACTCTCAGCAGCTACAACCTCCTCTTGGACTTCTTCTTCCATAATGTCCTGAGCAAGTTCATCTTCTTTAGTAAGCAAAGACAACTTTTGAAGAATGTCATTCAAAATTGTTGTTGCTTTTGTACTCTCCATCTTTTTAAATTTATAATAAAATAACTGTTTTGTTAAATAGTGTTAGATTTTTGCTTAATTAGCAGATACGCAGCTTGAACAATCACTATACGATACTACTGAATTAACTTTATGTTCAGCAGATGTTCTTACATGAGTTACTGTATAACAACCGCTATGGTTTGTGTTACTGAAATTGAAATAATAAATATTTCCAATAGTCAATTCAGTATCAACTATATAAATTTCCTTATGGGAGCTATGTTCGCATTTCTCCAACTTATAATAGTATGTTGTATGACTAAGTGTTATATTTCCTATTCCTTGTGCTTGTAAACTCCCATCACAACATTCTGTTGAGTAGCTTTTACCATCTGGGCATAAGCACCCTCTCCTGCTATTTTTTGGAGATGTTCTACTATGAGTAAACTTCCTTCTTTTTCTTATCATGATTTACTCGATTTAGGATGTTTCTTAGGGAGCAGGTCGTAATCAGTAGTATATTTTGGATTCTGCGGTCTACCGTTCTTTATTAAGTAGAGAAAGGCATTAACACGAGCAAAACCCCATTGAGAAGCTGACCTAACCTTTGGACTATGAGATGTGTTAAAAGCCCCAAGCCCACGCTGATAAACAGAAGCGAGAACGCTGCTGCTAACACCATAACCCAATTTACTTTTATATTTCTTATTGAACTCATCTGATTTCTTTTTAAGTGTCGCTCTGTCCTTTGCAGAGACTTTAGCACCTCTTTTACCAGAGGCATCTCCTTTTGCAGAACCCTTGCCTTTCGGATTCTTGTTAGGAGTATCTGACTTAGGAGCTTTAGGGCTGCGTTTCACATTACCCTTACTATCTACCTCAGCCATTTCTTCTTTCTTATGGAATTCACATGGCATATACCAAGTTTTACCATCAAGTTCATGTTCGTGATGTCCTTCACATCCTAAGTCCTTAGCGGCTTTTTCTGCCATCTCTTTAGTTGAAAATGCTAGTCTATCATCTATAACTGCATATTCATCGTCTATAACCATGGATGCCATTTCTATTTCCCCAAGGCTTTTCAATTTACTCCTACTCCAAGAGAGTGCCGATAATCCACCCCATGCATCATACATGAGTTTACCACACCCATCAGAATAGCTTTTAGATGCCTCTAAATCGCTTTTATGGCGAGATAGGAAGGAATACATCCTCTTTATCGTAGACACCGTTAGATTGGATTTTGATGCCAACTGGGAGGCTCTTCTTTTCCCTACAGCAGTCCCGCAAGAACCCCAACCATTCTTATCTACATATTCCAACACATTCTTGGCATTATTTACCACAGACTTTGGATAATCATTGAATGTCTTTAAATCATACTTTTTAGATTCAATAAAGTCTTGAACTTCAAATAGAATTTCTTTAGCGGAGGTCTCATCTAACTCATCTATCTTAGACATTTCTATTTTATCAGTAAAGTAGCCTTCTATAGAGAATCCTTTCACAAGACCAGTCTTGACGTAATTCTCCCATACCTCTTGATTGTTTACCTTCATGGAGACCATCCAAGTTCCCACTGGCATATCAAGGTCGTACTTTCTACTCTTGTCATGGACTTCATCCTCTACAATCCAACTCTCCACTACACTGAGACCATTGAGTTCAGCTTCATGCTCTAATGTAGATTTGTTTTGTTTGCCTCTCATCAAGAACAATTCACTTGCCTTCCTTACGGTGTCCTCTGAGAAGTATATATAATACTCATCCTCTCCATCTGTACGGTAGATATTCTTGTTAGGGACTAAAGCAGCTCCCATGAGGATACGTTTCTCTTTATCTACCTCTGCGAGTTTAACCTTTGTTTGTTCCTTTAAGGCTATGAAGTTTTCTTCTATCGCAGGTTTATCTACAATAGATATTGCTTCTATTCCAGAGAACAGGGCATCTTCATCAATAAGTAATTCTATAATTCTCATAATATACTATTTTACGTTTGTATCATATTAGTATTGATTCTATTCTGGTTATTCATTTTCTCCACCTCACTCCAGTATAAATCAACCGTTAGGTTAGATTGTGCCATGCCTAATGCTTGACCAATCTGAGAAGTTTCAGAAGCTCCCACTACATTGAAGTCAGGTGCTGCCACTCCAGTGCCACTTGAACCTCCCCCTCCAATAGAACTTGAAACACCCGAAAGAGAAGCTATCTGAGCTTGAGCTTTTTTTCTTGCAGCCACAATACTCGCAAGTATTCCTCCTATACTTGCAGCAAATGTAGCAACCCCCAATGGGCCAAGTTGAGATACATAAGTCCCTAACGACATAGATGCTTTGCTCATTTGTTTTGAACCCTCTACCGCCACTTCTGTTAAAGCACCTCCTGCCATGACAGTTTGCAACTGTGCCATCCTAACTTGCTCCATTACATGAAACTTCACTCTCATGACCTCTTGACCTATGAGTAATGATTGTTGAATTGTGAAATAATCTCTTTCGGCTTTTATCTTTCTTATCTCTGCTGCCCTTTCAAGTTTTTCTATTTTAGCTACTTGAGCTTCTTTTTCTGATGCGGTTAGTTTATCATTATTAAGTATAACGTTTTTCCTTTCCCTTAACCTTGCTATTTCAGCATCATGAAATGATTTCTGTAATTCTCCAAGTGAGCCCGATGCTTTACCTAATGTCTTGAATAAATTATCGACAGTTTTAGCTTGTTCTTTTGCGTTTTCTTTGAAGTCATCAATGATAATTCTAAGTTGCTCTCTTAAATCCTTCTGGTTTCTCTTAAATCGAGATGAAAAAGCCTTGAATAGTTCTTCTCCATTAGTTAAACTTTCCTCGTATTGTTTTCTCGACAATCCGAAGAAGCTTTCAAAAACACCCTCTAAAAGCTTTTGACGCTTTTTTAATTCGTCATGAGTTGTTGCTGTTATTTCTTGTTCAAACTCTTTAACCTTTTTTCGCCTATCTTTATTGTTTGGACTATCTGGGTCTTGAAGTGTTATAAATTCTTTTAATGCATCTATTTTTTCTTGTTCAGATTTTATTATTTCATCGTTAGATTCTAATTTTACTTTGGCACTCTCTATTGATTTTTCTCTATCTGAAAGTATTATTTGTACCCCACTCTTTAATAACCTTGCTCTTTTGTCTTGTATTTTATTGAATTCTTCTGTTAATTCATTTTCTTTGAGACCAAGTTTTAAAAGAGTAATTTTGTTGTCTGCCTCTTTTTCAAGAACAACACCTTGTATCTCTTGTATTTTATTTTGAGCAGCTTGAGACATTGCTAACTTAACAATAGAATCCCTGTAGTCATCGTTTGCTTTTGCAGCATCTTCGGTTAAGTTTTTAACATCATCTAAAGACACAGATGCGTCATCTAATCTTTTTATGTAGTCAGGAAATTCCTTGTTAAGCCTTTTTAACGCTATTTCCTTCTGTTCATCACTTGCGGTTGACGATTCCAAAACGGCTATGTAAGTTTCAAATTTACTAGAGGTATCATCTACTTTGTCTTTCATGTTGGAGAAAGCATCAGATACTGGGTCTGCTGCTGCTTTAGCCTCTTTGAGACGCTTAGCTATTTTAGGCAAAAAAGATATTAGTACTTGAATCCCAATAAGTAGACCTCCAGTACCCATTATAGATTTACCTAATTCTCTAATCGTGTTTGCAAACCCTCCTGCGTTATTAGCAGAAATCTGAAATAAACTAACTAACTGACCTATGTTGTTCGCCATGCCTTGAAAGCCATAGGCAGCATCAGAAGCTAACCTTGAACTCTCTTGAAGAATGGCATTATTCAATCCAGAGGTAGCCTTGTTATTTGCTAATGCACCTGTTAGACCTCTTGTAGCCCCTCCTAATTCAAGGGCTGACTTTGCTGCCGCTACATTAACATCCTTTTGGATTTTAATACGTTGATTGACTATCTCTAAATCAATTGCTTCTTGCTTTTGTAGCTTAGAGAGTCTTTTAGTAGCAGCCGCCAAAGCATCTACAGAACCTTTAGTTTTGTTTACAACTTTACTTGCGTTAGAATCACTAACCTGAATATTTATAAGTATCTTCTTACTTGCCATAGTATTGTCTCTTTAATTGTTTTTTTACTCCATCCCAGTTCCCTATAGCCTTGTATTTTCCTTTGGCAATATCCACATTCTCCGATACTCCGTACCAGTCATCTGTATTTAATAAATCTATAATATTCTTTATCATATTATCGTGTCTACATTCGGTATAAGATTCAATAGCTCTAATTCTGTTTTGCCTGTGTTTAGATTTGTTGTTATCGAATTTATATGGAATATTCTATCATGTATTTTAATCTGGTCATTCAGCTTGTATCTTGTGAGTACCTTAGCAGGTAAGAAGCACTTGTATTTGTATAGTCTTTTCTTTCTGTTGTAAACACCCTGTATGTATTTTCTGTAGTATGTTGAGAATAGAGAATTGTCTAAGCTATTGCCACTTGAATCAAAATCTCTGTAGTCTATCCTTTGCCATTCATCAAATTCACTATCGAAGTTTAGATTATAGGCAGGAGCTGTTGTAAGACTCCCTTCTTCATTGGCATTAGATGGTCTCCAATAAGTAGACAATTCCACAGCATTTCCAGTGCCATCTCCTATCCAATTTATGCCTTCTCCACCTGTTATGGTTTGATTGATGCCATAAAATAAAAGCGGCTTTATATCCTTAGACGAAAAATCGCCTCTTGGAGCAGCAGGAGAATCTAATTCCTCATGCTTGAAATCCCCTCCTGCGGCATATCCCCATTGGATATAGGTTAATGAATTATCGGATACGTCATATAACCTCTCGTATTTTAAGTGAGAGAATGGTAATTGAATTTCGTAAGTCTTACCAATATCTGAATATTCAGACTGAACATACTCTGCATTACCGAAAATCTCTAAGTGAGATGATTGATGTTCCTTCATCATTACAGTGTCAGTTTCTTGATACTTGAATGATATTTTAGTGAATGGTCTGGCAGGTTCTACTTCATGCGATTCTACATCTACAAAATCAGTTATATCTATAGTGCCTCCAGTCATGTTGTTTACCGCATCCGCATAATACGCATCAAGAGTTTGAACCTCTATAACAGGTGTAGATGCTATTGGCGATTTAACGTAAGCTGTCAAATTAAACATCCTAAACAACCCTGTCAAGAAATCAATTATCTTCATGTCGGGAAGATGGTTAGACAACTCCATTGTAGCTGATGTTGTTATAGTATTACCATTATTCACATCATATGTTACACTACCTGTTGCTGTTCCTCCACCAAATCCAAAGCCTCCGCTTCTTATATAAGATTCTACTGTTACTGTTGAATTAAATGTTACAGATGCATCAGAAACCACCTCCCAAACAATATCATACGACCTAAACCAACTATAAGCATAAATAAACCCTGTATCAAAAGTAGCTGTTGTTGAGCCAGTGAATTCTTGTTCAGCTATAGCATCACCTGTATTTAAGTCTACAGCTCTTACAATTATTTTGGCATCAATGTCTGTTATGTTTGTTAAATTTACAATAGATTTATAAGTGTCATTTTGAACTCCTGCAAGAGTAAAACTCCACACCCCTTCTGATGTTACAGTTAAGGGAAAAGCGTTAGATTGAGATGTACTCATAGGAGTTAATCTCGTTACTTTTGTAATTTCTTCTTGTATCCCCTTATAATCTATAATATTGCCACTCGCTCTGGACAGCCATATATATAAATTGTCCATGGGGGTAGTATCAAAGAATCCGTTAAAGGATATTCCGAATTTTGTTTCTATAGCCTCTAACACCCTCTGCACTTTTATAGCAGGTTTTAAATCTGTATAAGCCACACCTCTTGTGGTGTTGGTTGTGCCAGAATAGTATATATTACCATCATAATTAGGGGAGGTAGAAGATGAATCGTAATACAGTCTTTTCTTAGGGGTTATAAGTGGATATATTACATTGCCAGAGTGAAGCCCAGTTTGGAATCCAGTTTTTATATCAGCAGCATTGAAGCCATGGTTATATGATGATAAATCTAAAGATGATAATTTGTAGTCTCTTATCTTATCTTTGAGTATTATAATGCCACCGTAGAAAGTAATATTGTAACTCGCTGCTTTCTGATTCTTTAGTTCTACACTGTCTAAGTACGCAAAGCCCTCCCTGTGGAGTTGATGGTTTAGGTATATCTTAGCATTTCGTTTTAGGTTAGGGTCATATCCCTCAATATCGGGATTGTAAAAATGCTGAAAAAACTTGTTGTTAGTGTCGTTAGCAGGTATTTTAAATGACCTTGAGAAGTCAGCTAATATCTTAGCTAAATCCTTAACGTCTTGTATTGAAGATGTCAATGAAACAGCCTCACCTTCAAATAGGTCTAACCTGACGAAGTCTCCTTCTCCAGAGGTTTTTTCTATATACAACTGAATTTCTATCATCTAATATCTTGGATATAGTTGTTAGCTGCCTTAAACTCTACTGTGAAGTTTATCAATTTTTCATTTACCTCCTTCTTCTCTTGAAATGAGGTGGTAGATGGCACTACAGGAGTTAGACCTGACTCTTGATGAACCCAACAATGTTCTGTTACCATGAGCTGTTTTATAACTTCATTATGGTCTTGTGTAATGAATCCAGTGTTCATCTTTAACATCTCAGTTGCCCTGACATCAGTTGCTTGTCTTGAATGTTTGTTTGTGTTGTAGGATACTGAGGAAGTGCCTATCTCTAATATAGAGCGTTTGTAATCGTCTCTCTCAGCCTCAAATGAATCATCTCTACGCTTGAAGAACCAAAGGTCTTGTATCACACCAAACTTATTTATAAACGAAACCTTGTATGGAGTGTGTTTGCACTCATCTATATGCCTTATCGGTTTCCTTATTACAGTTCCATTTTGTAGGGTAGCTTTAACTTCATCAGCTAAAGATGGTATTTCAGATTGAACTTGAAACTCTGTTGAATCTGCGGTTCTACTTTGAACAGCATCTGTTTTTAACGCTGTGGTGTCTGTCTTGAATTCTGTAGAGTCAGTTCTAAAGAAAGTTACAGAACCCCCTACCCTCTCAGCTTTTACAGATGTACCTTGTTGTAGATATTCTATAATAAAAGCATTGTCATCCTCCACTGATTTAAAGAAAGGAATAAAAGCAGGTTCGCCACTTTTTATAAAAACAACATCATTTGATATTAGGAAGTTGTTTGACAGCCTTGGATTTATGCCATCTTCAAACTCTCCGTAGCCTGTGAATGCAATAATATCCTGCTTGGTTAATTGGTCTGTGAAGGCAGGATTATCATCAAATATCCTATCTACAGTAATCTTAACCCATGAGCTTTGAACGATACTACTATAATCCCCATCAAAAGATATATTGACATAGTCTTTTATTAATTCAGCAGTTTCAAATACAATTACATCCTCCGAAGGTATTTTACTTTTAACAAGTGTATATTGAGGTGTCTCAGGGGCTGCATCCCTGTTGCCTTGCCATATATATATTTTTAACGTTGCTTGTGTTATTGTTGCCATAATATCTTATCCTAATTCATAAAAACTTCCATACCCAGATGTAACTGCGGTTCGTGTAGTTTTCCTATTGAGAAATACTCCATCTCTTGTAAATCCTTTACGCCCACTTGATAAAAACTCATTTTCTTCGGCTTTTGTCTTAATTCTCATAGCACCTGCTCCTCCTGTAAGAGAAGTTGTATTCTTAATTGATGTATAGTCAAATCCATATATTTCATTTGCCTCAAATACGATTGAATTTCCATAAGCGTAATTACCTTTTCTTGGTATTAGAAATGGAGAGCCTCCAAGAGCTGCTTCAACCGCATTCCTATTAGCATAAGAATAAAAATCATAAGTGTACATCTTATATGGGTCTGCCCATTCGTTATTACCAGTATCTGAATTCTCAAATAACTGAGTTGTTATAAATTCAAACCTTGGCATACTGACATATTGATTGAACTGAAATCCTATAGTGTTTTCTACGTTCTTATTTATAGAAGAACTCGATGCGTTTGCAGCCACTATATCTGTTCCTGCTACTTTAGTTGAGGCTTGGTTAGAGAAAACCATATACGATGGGTCTGAACTTGCAAAGCTCAATTCTGAAGCTGATATTGTTTTTACCACAGTACCATCAACATAAATTTTCAAAGTTAATGCACTTGGATTCTCAGCGTATCTAAGATTGCCAAAGCCATCAGATGGATACATTTTTACCATCAATGCGTCTGTTCCGCTTACAAAGTCGTATGTGCTTGGAGGTATCGAAACTGGCGGTGATGGCAATGTCTGGGATACTTTTATAGTATCTGGACATCCAAAGGTTATTTTATATTCATCAGTTCTTAATGGAGCTTCTATGGTTAAATCTAAATGACCTGAAGTCGCATGAGATGTAGGTATTGATATTGAGAAACCGAAATTTGTAGTTCCTAAACTAGTGAGTTCCGAAGGAGGTATCCCTAAAGCTATTAAGTCTTGTTCATAGGAACTATCACCTTGATATCCTACAACTGTTGGAGACGATTCTGTAGATAATTGATGTGATATTTTGATGGGCTCTTTTATAGTAAAGCTTAACGATATGCTTCCCTCTGTTCCAGATGTATCAATCCTATATATTCTTGTCCCTGCATCATTTGCTATATTAACAGCTTGGTTTGTGGATTCTGGACATGGAACAACTTGAGTCATTGTAGCAGGAGGATTATACTCGTCTGGTATCGGTTCTACTGGAGTTGGGTCAGTAGGGCTTGTTGGTGCTCCTGTTGAGTCTACTGTTATGTAATATGGACTCCTAACGTTTATCCTTTCGGTTGTGCCTGTTGATGTTGCCATAATTATTCTATTATATAATCGTCTCCTTTTTTAGTGTAACCTGCCCTTATCATGATTTCATCTAAGTTGAGGTATATATCTTTCTCTATTGGGTCTGCTATAGAATTTATTTTTTGCATTGCTATCTCGATAGCATCGTCTATAAAATTAGTAGGGGTAATTCCTTGAGTTGATAATTTCTTCTTAATAAGATATGCTAATCCTCTCACTCTCGCATTTGACAAACCAACAAATTTTCCACTTGCATCTCTCAATCTCACTGGTTTCTTTCTTATCCAAGTCATCAATTCGGTTATATCGGCATTTACCTTACCCCCTGAATCTACCTTCAATCCGTAATCATTCCCCTCAATATTATATCCAAAACCACTTGGCAAATCCTTATATATCGTTCTTATACTTTTTGCTAAAGAACCAGAAAAATTTATCTTGTTAGAAATATTGCCAGATTTATATTGCCTTGTTCTGTTGCGTTCTAATTCAATACGCAGAAGCTCAACCAATCTATCAGAAAAGTTGCTTATGTATTTTTCCGTATTGTTAAATTTAGTAACTACAGACATGACGTACCATCAGCGTTAATTAGTGCCATATCATTATTAGGCACTTCTA